TATTTTAAGAGTCTTTAAATAATCTTCCATGTCTTCGTGTTTTGCTGGATAGGTCTCGACCAAACAGCAAAGTTCAGCATCTTCAAGCTGTTGCTCCACACAAGGATTAAAACCAGCCACATTCATGTCATCGTAGCGGGGCCCATCTTTGAACCTCCCGCGTGTTCTAGCATTATCTAGCCAGATATAGCCCGGCTCGCCATTTTTCTGACTTTGCTCTGCATGCCAAGTATAGTCCATACCAACACTAGCATTAAAAGAGTTGTTTGAACCCCATCTATGATGGTAAAGTTTTTCCTGATCGTTTTTCATTTCTAAATATAAAATATCATCAGGCTTACCCATCGCAAGCGCTGCCGATCTTCTAACGTTGCCAGCAACAACACAGCGACCAATTAGGTTTTCAGTGTCCACGATGTCAACAGACGTAATTGGATCTCCAATTTTTTCAGAATATAAATTAGTTAAGTTTTCATGCAATTCAATCAAAGGACCGGAACCACTTGAAGTCCCGCCAAATCCTTTAATTTCTGCACCTTCTGGGCGAATGGCGGAGTAATCAAATTTTGGTACTTTACCCCCAAAAAAGAACCCATCCAACAATGTGTGAACAGAATTCACCCACCCTTCACGAGAATCGTCAATAACCAAAGTATCATTAGTATATTGCGGCTCTTGAATTGCAACAGTGCTTGCGCCCTCTGTATCAAAACCAACACCAATGCCAACCATTAATGCATCCATCATCCATGCAAAAAGATAACCACCCTTGGTAGCCAAATCGCGTGTAGAACGAAAGGCACAGTTGAACAAACCAGCAGCAGTACGTTCCTCGATAAACTTGGTACCCATCATCCACAGGCCGCGGCCGGGAGGCGTCCATTTTAAAGTAAACAATCTCTCGTAGGCATCCTTGGCTGTTCTTTGTGCCTTCGCATCATTCCATTCCAAACCAAGCATGAAAACATGTTGTTTTTGCATATTGAACATCCCCTCAACAACACGACGGCATGTCTGCCACCATTCCTCAGTTCCGGTAGCCTCTGGATCAAATTCATTTAATCTTCTTGCATATGTGCGTTTGAAGGTGACATAACCTAGGGGGCCCCATGGGACTGTCTGTTCTTTGTATGGCTCAATAAACGAGTCGGAGAGTCTAAATCTGCGAATATTCTGTGCTGTTCTCATAGTTTCTTATTCCTTTTAATATTTTTTTCTAAATTTTTCATATTTGTTTTGTAACAATTCTTTTTGTTGCTTGGAGCTAAGAGCGACCGGGTTCAAAGGAACATTATTAGATGCGGTAATAGTATTCGCTTTTGGCATAATTTTAATATTAATATTAGAAGTATCCATAAAAATATCGTATATGATACCATCAGGGCCGTTTCTATTTTTAGCTATAAATATTTTGCCCGTATTGTTTTGTTTGTCTTCTACTGTTCTTGAAACTGACATGATAAAATCGGCCACAAAGCATTTATTAAATGCCTCGGAAATTTGCTCCATTGTAATAACTTCTGCATTTAAGCCAGATCTGTTTGTCTGAGAGGCGGTCCATATGGGACATTCAAATTCAGATGCAATTCCGCGTAGATCTTCGTAGATTGATTCCAATTCTGCTCTTTTTTCTTTGCGAACAACAACGGGTCTTAAAAGATCTGCATAATCAACAATAATTAAGCCGGGCACAATTCCACGCTTTTTGAGTTTAGCCAAGTGTGTTTTTATAGTATTTGTGCTGGCGGATTTGGTGGGATACTCTTTTACTATTAACTTGCCTTCAATGTCTTTAATTTGTTCATAAATCTCTTCTTTAAAGTCAATTAAATTACTAAGCGGGAAACCTGTTACACAACTATCATATCGATTAGCAATTACAGTATCTCCCAGTTCTAACGTATAGTGCACTACTGTTTTGTTTTCTAATAAAGCTTGGGTACCTAAGTGTACCAATACCATTGATTTACCGGCGCCTGTGGGGGCTACGACGACGCCTAGTTCACTTTTGCCTAGGCCACCACCAGCAATCAAATCAACTTCATTCCAGCCAGTTGTGACAGGCCTTCTGTGTTTTGGTAAGTAGCGTTCTTCAAAGTCAGCTAAATAGTCGTGACCAAAATTGGTTTCAGAACCAAGTTTTAGTGATTCGTTTATAATTTTAGAGATTTCATCAAACGAACAGGACTGCAACAAATCGACTGACTGTAACATAGCATCTTTTAGATTTTGCTTACGGCAAAAATCTAATGACTGTTCTTTAATATATTCAGCATCATCTAAATCAAAATTAATAATACGATCAAAATATTCATGAACCTGTTGTCTAACTACTTGATCTTCCTTATCAAGATCGGTTTGCAGAATTGTATTTATTGCTTCAAGTGATGGGTGTTTGGAGTACCTATCTCTGTATGAGGTTACCCTGTGTGCGAAAACACGTAGATAATCAAGCTCCAAAAAATTTAAATCCAATACCTCAGTAATCTGATCTGCAAAAGGGCGATCTTGAACTATTAATTGAACTAAGCCTTCTTGAAAAGATTTACCGTATTTTCCAAAATTTACAATTTCTGACAAACAACACCCCCAGTCGTAGTAATAAGTATAACAAATTATACTTGAAAGTCAATCATTTTAACAGTCAACTTGTATTTTGTTTAGATGAGTTTTTAACTCTTCCCAATTCAATTCACCAAAGCCATCAACCCTCATTTTTTTGATAATTTCTATGTAGTTGAAATTACTCTCAAAATTTTCTATGGCGTTATCAACAAATTTTTTTGATTGAAGTGAAAGTTGTGGTGAATATAGCTGCATCATTTTATAATTATGCGAAATTATTTTCTTTCCTTCCACAATATTGCTAAAAAATTTGATCTTACTGTCGGCATTTTCACAAAATTGCAACACATCGTCAATAGTATAGTCTTTCTCGGATGCAAGAAAAGACAATCTTTTCTTTACAGATGTAAGACCAGCGCCCTTAATGCCTTTAAGGTTGTCCGATGTATCTCCCACTATGGCGCGAGCAAGGGCCATAT